ACGACCTGAAAGGGGCGGCCGATGCAATCCGGGAAGAATTTCTTTCCTTTAAAGAAGAAAAGAAAAGTGAAATAGAAGCTCTGCAGGAGAAAATTAAACGAATGGTGGAGGTACCCGCCAACGAGAAGCCTGAAGAGTGGAGCTTTACATTCCGTAAAAAGAAGTTTTGCTCCATTGACTTTCAATCACTCTGCTTTTCCTTATTAATTCTCTTTCTCACGATGAGTTCCTATTTGCTGTTAGTGTCACACGGACAAGAAATCCCCGGGTCGTCCCTCGACTATCCATTGTACATATATGTATTGTCCGGTCTTAGCATTTCAGCAATAAGGTTCGTCATCAAAAGCAAGTCTTCGTGGGTATGGTTTCTCAGTGCTCCTCTCATTTCAAAAGGCGTTCGATATTTTTATTCCGAATTGCCACATTTTGACTTGGGCGGTTGCACAGTACTCCCGTTGACTGTCGTGTTATTGATTCTGTGGTTTTTCATATTTATTCAACTCACGTGTGTTAAGCGTTATTTTAAGACATGTTCTCGAATTGAAAAATATGTTAGACGACAGTCTAGATACCCTCTCTTGAAATTGCGTCATTTCATAGTATCTGAAGCAGTTAATCGCGATGAATTGCGTGCATACATTCCAATTGTTGAAACCTTATTGGAATGGGCGCGTGAGGAGTGTTTTAACTACCGGGCCTTTTATTTAGTTAATGAGGAATTGAAGCAATTTGTCTACCTTTGGGATTATTCCGACCGCGTCCATGAGGATTTGCGTGCAGACAGTCACTGTCACGGTGAATTGAAACATGCTCATCCAGACTATGCTAGGATGCGACTGTGCAATTATAAACTCAAAGCTGGCAAAACAGGAGACCAATATTCAGACTACAAGCGTACTGAGCAAACCTTGGAAGTCTCGTTATCCGCTCTGTCTCAATTTGTATCGTCAGAAAAGATTTCTCCATATTGTAGTGACCAAGTTAACGAAGAACGAATTAAGCGTTCCTTAAATCGACTTTGTACTTGTAATTATGATAAGGATAGATATCTATATAATGAGGACATATTGAACCAGACTGCTATTGTTGCTCAACAATGGGGCTTTTACTTAAAGGAGAAGTTGAGTCCCCACCTTCTACCATTGGACCCTTAAAGGGCTCCGTCACGGAGGGTTTGTCCGGCCAGACCGTGTGCTATGGTTATAGGTCGGATGAGATAGAACAGCTGTCTCGCACAGAGGAGCAGAGTGATGCAGTCACGTACAACCTGAAAGAGATCGATTTCAATGGAGAGCGCTTCCCCGTTGGAGTAAGTCTTGGATGCCATGTTCAGGGAGTGACGCTGCCGCACGCTGACCCATCTTGTGCTCAAACTCTAGGTGACGGAGTGAAGGTGCGCATGGGGAGGAGGATGCCCCATGTAGTAAATCGTACTAAGGTCCTCAAAGAACTCAGGGAAGATACTCAGAATCTAATCAAAAAGTTAAACCTAACTCCACTCGATTCTGAAACACAGTTCTTCACATGGGAGGCTTTCATAGAGTGGTTAGATGATACAAATTATCCTAAGTGGCGCAAAGACGAGTTAATAGAGTTGTGGCATGTCATAGATAACTTCTTTGAACGTGACAACCGCCAACTTAATCCATTTCACAGTCAAGTTGTTCATGAAGGACGAGCATTATGTAGACTTTAAACAGGCGCGTGGTATCTATGCGCGCGATGATGTCGCTAAAGTAGTGTTCGGCCCGATGTTCAAATTGATAGAAAAGGAAGTTTATAATTGTGAGGCGTTCATTAAGCATGTACCGGTTAAGGATCGGCCAAAGTACATGTACGATATTTTGTATGCTGAAGGGGCACGGTATATTCAAACTGACCATAGTTCATTTGAAGCTCTGTTTGACGAATTAATGATGGACAATAATGAATTCGTCCTTTATCGGTACATGTTGCAACACGTTCCGGCCGGTAAAGAAATGTTGTCGTTGATGGAGGAAGTTCTGCAAGGGGAAAACTGCGTCAATAACAAATATTTGAGAGCATTCATAAGAGCAAGAAGGATGTCAGGGGAAATGAATACTTCACTGGGGAATGGGTGGAGTAATTTGTCCCTGATGCATCACGTGGTCTGCAATTTGGAACGTGCTACAGGTCTTACCATCCCATTGAGGGGAGTTGTGGAAGGGGACGATGGACTTTTCAGTTTCGTCGGGGTAGCGCCACAGACTCTTGATTTTACTAAAATTGGTTGTTCAATTAAGTTGGTGGAATTTGACAAGTTGTCGGAAGCTGGTTTCTGTGGGAACATTTTCGATGAGGAGGACTTGCAAATCGTCACGGATCCATTCAAGGTATGTGCTAGCTTTGGATGGAGTACGAGGCAATATTTGAATGCCAGTAGTAATAAGAAAAAGCTACTATTGAGGTGTAAGGCCCTGTCAATGGCACACCAGTATCCTGGTTGCCCTATTATTGGGAAGCTCGCGCAGTATGGACTCCGTGTTACGAAGTCTATGGATGTTCGTGGTTTCATCGAGAAGAGGCGTGACTTAGATATGTACCAGAGGCAGGTTTTGCTAAATGCTTTGTCAGATGAAGATATTAGGTTGGAGGTTGAGCCTGGTATCGGAACGCGTTTGCTGTTTGAGGAATTGTACGGCATTCGTGTGGAAGAGCAGCAGTACATCGAAAAATACCTAGACAGTCTCAATGTGTTAACACCTCTTGAGTTGTCATTCATGGACATGGCTCCCGTTAGTTGGCGCCAGTACCATGAAACATATCAACTACAACTAACAAAAGCGGAATGCGCCAAGGGTGGCTCTTTGGTATTGAACGTGCCCAGATTCAAGCGTTCCGTAAAAGGCTCGACGTAGCGTCCAGCGTGG